CACCCTCCCAGTCGATCGTTACCGGGACCGCATTCTGATCCTGGCCCTGCCAGATGCCATATGCGCCAGTGACGACTTGGCGCCCGCTGTTGAGCCGCAGCTCACGCAGCACGTACCAAGCTTTTTTTCCGCGGCCGAAGCGGTGGATCTTGCCGTCGAGGACCGGGTGGCCGGCCGGGAGAGCCGGCAAGCCCGAGCTGGTCATCTGGTCGATGACTTGTTCAAGCGTTGCCATTGTCTGCCTTTTCGCTCAGCAGCTCGATCAGCATGCCTTGGTAGTGAGCCACGGCGCGAAGGCGCTCCAGCTCGGTATTGATGGGCGCGCGATCACGATGACGACGCTCAAGCGGTTTCCTGGTCGTATCGTGTGGACGCTCGATTTCGTTTGAAATAGTCTTTAGCGGGGCGTTATTCGTCATGCGGCTTTGGCTCGGCGATTGCTGGGGATGGATGCTTTGCGCCGACATCAGTTATCTGCCATTCCTTCGAAACGCGCGACGATGCCTTCCAAGGCGCATTCCGCTCGCTTTACTGCATTACGCACGCGGATAACTTCGGCGCGGTCGATTTTTCCATCAGCGAGCGCTTGGTTGATCTCAGCGCCCACCTCCCCATTCGTCTGCCAGACCTTGGCCACCATTTCCAGCAGGGCCATATCGCTCGCCTCGGCGCTGTCCTCGATACGCACGCAGACGTAGCCATGGTTTTGCGCAAAGGCATGCACCATGCGGTGGTCTCCGGTAATGCCGCAGATACGGTCTGCCTCGTCGAACGTAGGTTTATTGGTCGTGCTGTGCACGTTCGCTTTGTTGCGCAGGACCTGGGCGGACATTCCCAAGCGAACAGCAAGAGCCTCGCAACCGCCAACAGCGCCATGCACGGTCTGGTAAAAAGCGTCGAGGAGGTTCATGTGAAATGCCCTTCAAAAAATGGTCCAAAAATTAACTCTAGGACATAGACTTCTGGAAACAAAACAGAGGCCACTATCCATGCGTACCCGACTAACTAATCTCGAAAACGCCCACCGCTCGCTCGCTGCCCAACACTCTGCTCTGATGGAGGTGTGTCGCGTGCTGCTTCCACTGATTTCGGCCCCGTTTGAGTTGGTCGACCAAGCCTTGGAAAATGCCCGTGAGCACTGCAATGTGCATATGGACACGTGCCAGATGGATGATGAATTCCAAGCGATGCTGCGGAAGTGGCTAGAGATCCTGTCGACCGAGGTGCTGGCGGGATGTAAATCGCCGAGATGCCAGTAGGAGCGCGTTTAACCAAGACCGACCTCGACATCACTCTTGCGGCGATTCAACGCCTGTGGCTGCCCGAATACATCCGGCCTTACCACCTGCAAGAACATCAGGCGCGCTTTTGGAATACCGCTCTCACGCCACTGCGAAACAGCGGCCATCGAGACTTCACACAGGACAGCAACTTTAGCTGTCCCGCCCAAGTCATCAATGATTTTCGAGTGATCCATTTCTCCGTTCCTTAAGGTGGCTTTTGCATATCTTAAGTTGTCTTAAGAGCGAAGTCAAGGCAACTTAAGTCCACTTTTGTTAAGCTACCTTTATGAACCTACTATCTGAGCGCTTGCGTCTAGCGATGCAAGAAGAGTCGAGACGCCAGGGCCGCGACATCCGCCCCGCCGACGTGGCGCGCGCGTGCAACAGCTCTGCGACCTCCGTTAACTTCTGGCTCAACGACGTCAATGGCATCGGCGCCGGTAAGGCGCGGCTACTCGCCGACTACCTGCATGTAGACCCGGTGTGGCTCGAGACAGGTGAAGGCAGTATGACACCGAGGAAAGTCTCGGTTCAGGCGCTCCCCCAGGAAGAAGAAGGTACACCGTTTTTGCCACCGGCACTGGATATCCGAGTCGGCGAGGAGCCCGATACCATCCCTATTCGCCGAGTAAATATAAAACTGCGAGCAGGCGTATCAAGGTTTGAAACTGAGCCCGTCTTCGATGATGGGGGCGTTCTTCATATGCCCCGTCGTGTTGTTGATGAGGCAAAGCTCACTCCGCACGAATTACTTGCCATACAGGTGCGCGGCGTAAGCATGGAACCGCTCATGTTCGAAGATGACATTATCGTCGTTGACACGGGCGATAAAGTGCCGATGAGTAAGGAGATTTACGCAATTAACTTTGACGGCGACTGTTGCGTTAAGCAACTGGTCAAACGTAATGGCGACTGGTATCTATATTCGGTCAACCCAGACTTTGGTCCAATCAACGTCAGGAGCGGCCAAATCAGCATTATCGGGCGTGTTGTATACCAGCCAGGTCGCATGCTAACAGGTCGCTTGTCCTGAAGGTCCATTGCGCTATTGTTACTCTGCTGGGTGTTCGCCTCGTCGTAGCACTACCACATGAGTCATATGTTCGCCCAGGCACAGGCGATCTGCTGATGGCACGCCTTGGACCACACTATCCTGCGTTGCCAATTATGTTGGTAAGCGAAGAAAATCAACGCACCTATGCAACATTCGAATCACAGAAGTTTCTGGACTCTCTGGATTTGAACAACGTCGAGTTAGAAGTTATTGACCTCAACACCCCAGCTTTCGACGATTCCGAAATTCCGTTTTAGTGAGATTTTAAGTTGCCTTATGGAATATAGTTTTATAATCGAATTTTCGATTTGAAACTTGTTTGGCAAACGCTCTAAAAGGAATCCATCATGGCTCTTAAACCGTGTCCAGAATGCGGGAATCAAGTCAGCACGAACGTGGCAGCATGCCCGCAGTGTGGCTCCAGACCTAAAAAGCCAACGAGCCTGCTCACTAAAGTCATAGCCTCAGCATTCGCGATCAGCATCGGAATTTCGATCATCGCTGCCAATTCCGGAGACTCCGAGAACAAATCATCGACTGCAGCGAAGAGGCCAGCTGATCCCAAAAAGGAAGCCGCGTTCCAGAAGACGGTCGCCGTAGTGCGCTCCATCAAGGCTTCTCTTCGCGATCCAACATCCGTCCAGTGGGAGGCAATCCTTCGGAACGAGGACGCGACTGTCGTGTGTGTTGTATATCGCGCCCGCAACGGTTTCGGAGGGATGAACGTCGAGCAAGTGGCTTATGCGAACAAGAAGCTCAGCACTAGTGGCACCGTCTGGAACAAGCATTGTGCTAACAAGTCGCTTATCGACGAACGAAAAATTCGAATCGTTGTGTAACCCCAACTGCCGTTCGATCTGCGCCCCATACGTGGGGCGTTTTTTTGCCCCCAAAGTAAAGTAAACTTAAATAAATTGTGAAGCTGGCTTGACCTAGATCTTAAGTTGACTTAAGATTTCTCCATCAACCCTGATGGAGAGCACATGCGCACCTTCCACATCACCGTCCGCACTGGCGGGCGTCCTACCCAATACATCGACGATCAGTCGCAGTCCGCCGCTGAAGCATGGGATCGTGCAGCTGCGCGTGCTGGCGACCAGCCTTGCGGCATCACCGTGATCGCTGGGAGCCGCTGATGGACGGCCAGATCCGCCGCCGCGAGCCACACGAGATGCGCGCCCTGCCGCCTCGTCCAGCACGCACCACGCTGACCTTGCCTAAGCGCCCGGTGAACCTTGTGTTCGTCACTGGCGCTGTTGATGCCATCAAGGCGCAGCCGAAAGACCGCCGCTTTGCGGTGATCGACGCCAGCGCCCCGAACGGTGAGCATCTGCGCAAGGCCATCCTCGACTGCGCGCACCAGGCCACCATCGCCGAACCAGGTGATTCCGACCGCCGCCTGCACAGCTTCATCGCGAAGCTATCCGGGACCATGGAAGGCTTGGGCGAGCGCGAGCTGGATGCCGTGCTGTGGAACCTGATGGCGACGCAACCAATGCCAGCCGCTCCGGCCGTGGCGTCGCGCTTGCCCAAGCACGACGCACAACTGGCGATGGAGTGGTGGAACAACCTCACCGAGGACCGCCGCGCTTACTGGCTATCGAAGGCGGTGTCCGCCGTTCCGTTCGCTGCGTGGCTGGCGTTCTGCCGGGCCGAAAGCGACGTGGCCGTGGACGGCTGACATGCGCTTCCTTCCCCTCTACCGCTACTACCGCTTCATCGGCATGCCGCGCCTGGAATCCCTGGCCAAGGCCTACCTCAACCGCATTCACTGACATGCACCGCCTCTCGCCCGACCGCGCAGCGCTGGAAATAGCACACACCAAGGTGCGCAGCAGCTGGCCGTTGGACGAGATGCTCAAGAACCCCAGCCTCCGAATCATCTTAGAGGTGGTCGCCCGCCGGCACATGCAGCGCCGAGCGAGCGTCGATGTGAAGAAGCTGCAAGCCAACGACCAAGACTAACAGGAACACGAATGGACAATCAGCACAAGAAGATCAAGGGCTATCGCGACCTCTCCCAGGCCGAGATCGACCTGATGAACGAGATCAAGGCCAAGGGCGAAGAGCTGCGCGCCCTGGTGAAAAAGATCGAGACCACCATCGGCCCGGCGCCTGCCGTCGAGGATGGCATCGCGCACGAAGCCGACAGCCCGCACTACTGGCTGCGCTACGCCGACGGCGGCTTCCGCACCGCGGTGATGTATGCCGTCCGCGCTGTCGCCCAGCCGGCTTCGTACTGAGCGAGGACACGATGAGCACGAAAGCATTCGGCGTCTTCCTGCAGGAGCTGCGCGACGGCCGCACCCACACCGAGCTGACCACGCAGCTGGCCGGCCTTCTCGAAAAGGTCAAGGAAACCGGCAAGGGCGGCGCCCTGGTGCTCAAGCTCCAGGTAAAGCCTGCCGGCCGCGGCTCCGAGGTCGACAAGATCGTCATCGCAGACAGCGTCACCGTGACGTTGCCTAAGCCAGAGCGCGGCGAGGACTTCTTCTGGCTGACCGACGAGAACGACCTGTCCCGCAACCATCCGCGCCAGGGCAACCTCGAGCTGCGTGACGCCACCCAATCCCAACCCATCACCTTGAAGGAAGCACAGAAGTGAACGACAACAATAACGGCTTGGCCAAGGCCATCGAAGAGATTGGCGCCATGGCAATTGCAGTCGGCGCCGTGCAGGAAATCGGGAACACCCACCACATGGTGGTGCCCGAAGGCTACAAGCTGGTCGACCTGACCGCGGCCATCGAGAAGGCCAACGACACGCCGCGCCGCAAGACCGGCACCGTGCACCTGAGCGAGATCGCTAGCTTCAACGTGTTCGTCGCCGACCAGGGCGAGTCCGGCAACGTCTACATCTACGCCGACCCGGACGCGCGCACCCTGACCGCCGTGCTGAACGATCACGTGCACGGCGACGAAGAAGCCGGCTGGCGCGACCACCGCGCCGTCTTCCAGGCCGAGTTGAGCCGCGAGTTCAACACTTGGATGCGCAACAACAAAGTGCCGATGGAACAGGAAGCGTTCGCCATCTTCCTCGAAGACAACATTGCGGATGTGGTCGAACCATCCGGCGAATTGCTGCTGCAGGTCGCGCTGACGTTGCAGGCCAAGACCGAGGTCAACTTCAGCAGCCACCGACGCCTGGACAACGGCCAGGTCCAGTTCGCCTACAGCGAGACCATCGACGCGCGTGCCACCGGCGGGTCGATCGAGATCCCGCGCGAGTTCGCGATCGGCGCCCGCCTCTTCAAGAACGGCGAAGGCTACAAGGTGCGTGCGCGCCTGAAGTACCGCCTGGGCGGCGGCAAGGTCAAGTTCTGGTATGAGCTGGACCGCCCCGATACCGTCATCGAAGACGCCTTCCAGGCCTACATCGACTCGGCCCGCGAGAACGGCTTCACCGTCCTCCTCGGCAAACCATAAAAGAAAGATCCTGCCATGCACAAACGAGCATTCCAACAGGGCGCGCGCATCCCCATGACGACCGAGACCTACCAGCGTTTGGCGCTCCAGCTGCGCATGGCGGGGGAAGCGCTGATCACCTACCCAACGCCCGACACCTTTAACCAGCTGACCAAGATGCTGGCGACCCTGGTGCGCGCCAAGATGACCAACCCTGCGATCGATGAGGCGAATAAGGCTTTGTCCGACATCTGCGATCGCTTCGAAGAGGAAGGCCGCGTCCATGTAACCAACGACGAAGCCTCGCGCATTCGTCAGGCAGTCGCACGGCTGGATGAAAAGCTGCCGGCCGTGGCCGTGAACCACTTCCGTCAAGCCCAGGCCGAAGTAGAAGTCTTCTGCGCCAGTGTCGGCGCCTGAAAGGACCACCGTGAGCTCCACTACCCTCACCGCCTCCTACCTGCGCAGCCTGCGCGACCTGGTCGCGGACGACAGCCATGCCGCCACGTTCCAGTCAACGGGCCAGTACCGCAAGGCCATCCTGCAGCACATCCGTCTGCAACTGGTGAACCTCGACGAAGTGGTCGACCAGGACCTGATCCCGCTGGAGCCCGCGGGCTGGCGCGCCTTCATGACCGAGGTGTCGTCGTTTGCCAGCTGCTTGGTGCACGGCGACACGCTTGCTGAGAAGGCGCGGGCGCTGCTGCGGCGCCGGGCCGTGTTCCGCGTTGCCGCCGAACCTGTATGCGCACCGGCCGAGATGAAGGATGCCGCCTAATGAAGCGCGACCTCATGACGCTGCAGCTGGACCTCGGCAACGAGCTGATCATCGACAATTTCGCCGGCGGCGGCGGGACCAGCACCGGCCTGGAGGCCGCGTTCGGCCGCCCGGTCGACATCGCGATCAACCACGACCCCGAAGCGCTGGCCATGCACGCCATTAACCACCCGCACACGAAGCACCTGTGCGAGAGCGTGTGGGACGTTGACCCGATCGAAGTCACCGGCAACCAGCCGGTGGGCTTGGTTTGGCTGTCGCCGGACTGCAAGCACTTCAGCAAGGCTAAGGGCGGCAAACCGGTCGAGAAGAAAATTCGCGGGCTGGCATGGATCGCCCTGCGCTGGGTTGCGCTGACCAAGACCCGTGTGCTTATGCTGGAGAATGTCGAGGAGTTCAAGACTTGGGGGCCGCTGATCCAGGACGAGCAGGGCAACTGGAAGCCGGATCCGGCGCGTCGCGGCAAGACGTTCGATAGCTTCGTGCGCCAGCTGCGCGGCCATGGTTACCACGTTGAATACCGCGAGCTGCGCGCCAGCGACTACAACACGCCCACGATCCGGAAGCGCTTTTTTTTGGTAGCGCGACGCGATGGCCTGCCGATCCGCTGGCCAGCGGCCACGCATGGCGCACCTAACTCGCCAGGCGTCCTCGCCGGTAAGCTGCAGCCGCACCGCACCGCGGCGGAATGCATCGACTGGTCTCTCGAATGCCCAAGCATCTTCAACCGCAAGCGCCCCCTGGCCGACGCCACCCTGCGCCGGATCGCCAAGGGCATCATGCGCTACGTGGTCGACGCCGCGGATCCGTTCATCGTTGGCCAGGGCGGCCCGATCTACGCTGGCAAGCCGGTGACTGCGAACCAGCCGTTCGGCACCCTGACCACCGAGAACCACCGCGCGGTGGTCGTGCCGAGCATCGTCCCAGTGACGCACCAAGGCAGCGACCGCAGCGAGTCCGTGCACGAGCCGTTCCGCACGATCACTGGCGCCCAGCGCGGCGAGAAGGCCCTGGCGGCGGCAACCTTGCGCCCGTTCGTCATGACCAACACCACCGGCCACCCAGGCGCCGACGCGCAAAGCCCGCTGCCGACCGTGACCAGCGCAGGTAACCAAGCCCTGGTGACTGCTTTCCTGAACGAGCACGCCAACGCGAGCAACCAGCGCGTGATGGCGGCGGATGAGCCGCTGCGCACCATCTGCGCCCAAGTCAAGGGTGGGCACTTCAGCATGGTTTCGGCCACGCTGGTAGATGCCGCTCACGGCGAGGTGTCGCCATCGGGCGTGAAGCGCTGGGGCTTTGGCTCGCAGCCAGTCGATGTGCCTCTGGGCACCGTCACTGCAAGCGGCGGCAAGGCAATTGCCACTGCCTTTCTCGCCAAGCACTACACCGGCATCGTCGGTTCGGAATTGGAACAGCCAATCGGCACGGTCACGAGCACGGACCATCACAGCCTGGTCACGGCCCACCTGACCAAGTTCCGCACTGGGTCGACCGGCAGCGATCTGGCCGAGCCTGTGCCGACAATCACGGCCGGGCCAAAAGAGAAACCAGCAGGTGCACCGCACGCGCTTGGGCTGGTGTCGAGCCACCTGGTGAAGCTGCGCGGCACCAGCACTGCTGCCGGCGCCGACGAGCCGCTGCACACGATAAGCGCCGGCGGCCAGCATCACGCCGAGGTACGTGCCTTCCTGCTGGCTTACTACGGCACCGATCAAGACCAGAGCCCGGGCTCGCCGCTAGCCACCGTGACGAGCCGAGACCGCTTCGGCCTGGTGACCATCAAGGGCGTGGACTACGAGATCGTAGACATCGGCCTGCGCATGTTGGCGCCGCACGAGCTGTACCGCGCCCAAGGCTTCCCTGCCGACTACATCATCGACGAAATCCCTGACCCGGCGCTGCTGTTCATCGGCGGCGAGCAGGTCGAGACCGACCCGCTGTCGCTGCCGCGCATCCGGCTCACTAAGTCGGCCCAGGTACGCATGTGCGGCAACAGCGTATGCCCGCCGCTGTCGGAGGCGCTTATTCGCGCGAACTTTGCACACGAGCGCGAGATTCTTGCGAGAGCAGCATGACCCGCATCGGCTCCATGTTGTGGCTGCTGGCGGTGCTGGCCTTCTGGATCGGCCCGCCGGTTTACCTGCACCTATACCCGCCAAAGCCTCAGCCCTGCCCACCCGAGTGCGCTCGTTGCGGCCATTCCTGGGGACCAAGCAATAAGCAGTGGTGCACACCGAAGAGTATGAAAGGAATGAAATGAGCCGACGTATCAGCAGCTGGGACCACCGCTGCTTGGCGGCCGCGTGCCTCAACCCTGGCGCGACGATGGGCCGGCATGCCGGCATCCAACGCGAAAGCCCCGTGGGTGCCTACTCGCCGATGCGCAACTGCCAGGGACCTTGCCGCCGGCGCCGTTCGCATACCCAATTCACCGGCGCGAACACGATGTGCAACCGGTGCGTGCTGCGCGCTCCGATAGGGGAAGCATCCAGCGCAGAGCCAAAGGCCCAAGGAAATTCCGTGAATACTCACGACAATTCCTAGAGGAAGAAACGTTTATGGACTCCACCGCAGAACAAGTGAGCCATCCGAAGCCGCTAGTCAAACGGGGCCGGCCCTCTTCCGGGAAAGCCCTGACTGCAGCCGAACGGCAGAAGCGACGCCTAGCAAAGCTCGAGGCCGAGGGCAAAACCTTGCTCCCGCAAGTGGTCGTTTCGCAAGCAGTGCAGGAAGCCTTGGTCAAGTTCATCAAGTTCAAGGACGGCATGACGCTTGGCGATGCCTTGGACCGCATTGTGCGTGACAGGCTGCTGAGAAAGCGCTCTGGCCGCCGCCGCAAGCCCCCGCAGCCAGGGGCGCAGTAATGAACCCCGGCCCAACAGCCAACGAACCAAACATTGAAGTCCGCAGCACAGGAGAACACATGGAAGCAACATTTGAACTGGATCTGATCGAGCGCCTGGCTGCAGCCATAGCGAAGCATGTGCGGCCAGCGATACCACTCGAGGTCGACCTCTGGGACATCGCGACGATTGCCGCGTATATCAAACGCAGCGAAGCGCATGTGCGCGAGCGCATGGCATGCCTTCCGGACTTCCCCAAGGCTATTCGCCTGCCCTCGGTAACTGGGTCACGTGGACAGGCCCTCTACCCTGCCAAGGAGGTGCTTGCCTGGATCTTCAAGCACAGGGACAAGAACTGATCCCTTCCGCTCCCCCTAGACGCCTAATAAATTTGTCTCTTTGAATCGCGATCCTAGTTCCCTGGGTGTTGCTATCTAGTCACTAAATATGGAACGTGGATGAGGCTAAGGCAGGCGTAGCAACAAAGTACAACGTTAGAAGAAACTTTCTAATTACTTCCCAGCATGAAAAATTCATAACAAATACAATTTTTCCTTAATAATCATATGTTTACGACGAAAAAACAGTCTCTTGACATTCCTCAAAAGTTCGTGCGGGGGTATACGTAATGTTTATTTATACGGTAAAGTATATCCAACGGTGTACAACAAACGCAGGGGTTGACAAATGGAACTTGTTACAGTTTTTTTGTTGTGTGCAGACCTCTAGCAAGCTATAATCTTTGGTTCTTCTAAAGCAACATAACGTTTCGCAACTCACGGGGTTACAAAATGGGCAATCAAGTTCAACTCGCAAGCAAGCGTCTCTTCGATGCCGGTGCTCTCGGCGTGAAGAACATTAAACTTTTTCCGGGCTCTAGCCGCGATATCAGCGCAGAACAGCTCGCTCGGGAAATCAACAAGGTCCTGTCTGAGCTGTCTGCAGGTGACTTCGAAACCAACGAAGAAGTGAGCGCTTGCGCCTGAGATTGACTGAGGTTAGGTGATAGATGAACAAAAAATTCAAAGAACTTTACGATTTCTGCCAGCGTCTTCCCTGCCCTCCTTCAATCAGTCGCAATCTGATTTGTGGCAAGGTCCAAGAAATCATGGGCCAGCATGTCAAGATTGTCAAACACGGCCTCGATACTAATGTGCTTCGAGGCCTTTTTCTTTCTGGTCAGAGCGCGTCCCGATTTGTTAAGCAAAATGGGGGGAACCCTGTTGTTGTCTTAGCTAGAGGAATGCCGGAAGAGTGGGACCGTCTTGTTCAGGTCAAAGAGATCATGCATCTATTTGATGAAGACGATGAGATGACTTCTTCCGCAGACCAACTGGAAGAACTGCTTAACTCCTTAACAGCGCCTTCTCGGATGATGTCGCCTCAAGTTCGAACTGAATTTGAAGCTGTCTATATGGCGCTTGCGTGTTATTGTCCAGAACCTGCCCGACAGCAGTTTATTAAGGATATCGAGGCTGGGCATACTGAGGAGTATGAAGTTGCTCTAAAGCTAAGGCTTCCGCAACAGTACGTGAAAACGTTGCTGACACCTCACTTCGGCAATGTCGTAGAGCAGATCTTATCTTGAGGCTTGTTCAAAAACCCGCGATGCGGGTTTTTTTTCGTTTGCTCTACAGAGAAATCCTTTACTCAAAATTTCCCCATTCCACTTGTAAGATATTGATTTTATTGTATTTTGGTTTCCGGCCGGAGGCACCAGCTTAAGCACAACACCGAACATCAGCATCACATCGCGCAGCCCGCCCCTTACCGGCGGGCTTTTTTTCGCTCCGTCAAAACTCGAAA